CGTGATTTCAGTAGCCCCGGCAGCCAGCGCCTTGTCCAGACCAGAAAGTTTGTTTGCGCGACCGTATTTTTCGCCATCCTTGTCGGTGAAGAGGAAGTAGAACGGCCCCTCACGCTCTACAGATGGTTCGACTTCCACTTTGCATTCGGTTTTTTCGTTGTCCGGAATTGCCGTTTCCACTGCATCAGTTTCTGGTACTGGCGACGAGAGAGTATCAGTTGCGCTCTGATTTCTTCCTTCATCTTCAAACACGCCCTTTGTAGTCAGGTATTCAGTAATGTATTTGTTCAGTGCCACAGGGTCTTTGTGAATGTCGATCGGACGTTCACGGACAAGGCCAAAAATAGTCTGGCGGCTGTAGCGAAGCGCATCAGGTTGTTTGCGCATTGATGCGGAGATGCGCTTCCAGTCTTCGCGATCTCTGGCGATAACTTCATTTTTAGCCCAGCGAAGGATGCTGCCGTCAATGTTTCCGGCATCCGCATCACCAGGCCAGAGATAGTAGGCCAGCTCCCTGTCCAGGGTTTTCCATGTCTGCTTGTATTCGCGATGAATGGCGGCAGTTACAGGAGGGATTTTTTCTGCTGGGTTTTCAGTGTGCTGTCGGTTGGCTTTGGCGCGGGCAAGATCAACAACAGACGTGTATTTTCCAGTCTCTTTGCGCTCTGCGTCCTGCCGTTTTTTCCAGTTACGTAATTCAGCCTGAATTTCGGGCCATTTGGTACCCGGCTTACATTTGTGTTTAACCCATCCGATAGCGAACAGTTTGCGTTCCGGATACATAGCTTTAATTTCAGGCGTTTTCATCAGTGCTTCAACGATATGCCCGTCAAAGGTAGCCACGTCTTCTTGCAGTAATTCCTGCGCGTCAATCGCCATATCAACGGTGATGTTTTCACATGTACCGAACTTAACCAGGACCGCGTTCTGTACTTCAAGGGACAGCTTGTCAAAATTGACGTTAATAGGATCGGATTCTGGTTCGACCGGAATAAAGGAAGCGGATTCCTCATCCCAGCGGTTTTCCTGCATATATTCGGTATCCCAGGAGTCGATAGCAGGGCGGGGCATGCCGGGTTTATCTTCGCAGACAAGAAATTTATAAGCGCAGTCCTGAGCAGCAGGATATTGCTCCAGGAATTGCCAGGTAAATTTGGCACGGGCGCGGCGTTCATCACCGGCTTCAATGGCAGTGGCTACAGCAACTGCGCCCTCTTCTTTTATTGCCTGTTCGTCCGGAATGGCGGCGCAAATAAAGACTTTACTCATTTTGTTTTAACCTCATTACAGATTTAAGGGTGAACAAATCCCTGCCATTGCTGGCATATAAAAATGAAACCGGATATTAATTACGGTGCTGTTTTAAAGTCCTGCCGGTATTTCGTTATTATTAGTGTGAGTAGTTTTATCTACCGGATAACAGTTACCGGGAATTTTTTGTTCTGCTGCTGCAGCCATGCATTCTTTCATTGAACCGTATAAGCCAGTCACCAGCTCAAGAGATTCGCCGGAAACAAGATAAACTGTCAGAACGAGTGCAAATGTTGTATTCATTGTTTATATCCTTTTTGCAGCAGGTCCAGACGAGCCAGCATTGAAGGAATGCATACTTCATTTAACAGGTCCTGCTCGAGTTTTCTCTGCTTAATGGCGTCTTCAATAAATGTTTTGTCTCCAGTGATAACGCCAATTTCGAAACGAAGTTCAGACGTGCTGGCATTACATGATAACTTTTCCATTATCGCGTCCTCAACAATGAATTTTGTGATGCGGTGCCTGGTGCCTCCAGGTGACGTTAACCAGTTAACAATTAACGCCGGATACAGAGAATCCACCCATAACACTGTTTTTGGTTTTAACTGTTCCGCGTGCGCTGAGCCGCATTCACCGCATCACAAAATTCACTTTTAAAAAAGGGCGGCAGAGCAGTCACGGAGTAAAACTGATACCGCCAAATGTCACCAGAATATTGATAACAGAGGGCGTTGTAGCGGGGGTGTCACTTAAGCGTATGGTCAACCTGACAACCCGGTGTCCTCAACTGGGGAAGGAATAACCCCGCCATACTTACCGCCGCGCCATTTCGCGGATTGCCACAACCGGAAGCGCACGTTCGAAGAAATCTAACGACAAGCCTTCTAAGGGAAAGAGCTTCGCCGTACGCTTTCGCGTTATGCCCTGACTTTTCAGGGAAATATCCTTTCAGTAAACTGTCAGTACCGGATTCTTATCCGTGTCCGGCGCACGACCACACGTGACAGCGTGTTGGTCTCCATTTTTAACCCAGAACCTCAATGGAGGATAAAATGCCAAACAAAAAAAGAAATCCGCTTATTGAAAAACAGATTGAATGCCTGGTAAATCAACTCAGGCAATCAGGGTTATTAAAAACTCATTCAGAGTTGAGGCTCACAGAATCAGCATTCGACGATAAATTAAATAATGTCCTTTATAATGGCATTATTGATTTTAATCGTTCTGTTGGTCGCCGCGGCCCTGCTGGTGTTTCCTTATAATTACCAGTCAATCCAGAGTGGACCGTGTTCAGCGTAAATATAACTGTACACATCCAGATTATATTTGTGGTCTGTTAAGAACAGGCCGCAAATACATGCCGAAGCTTCCAGTGCAGCGGCTCTGTTACTGAATAACCATGTAGCAACATTCCAGCGTTTTTCTGCATCCCAGTCTTTCTCAAGGCCTGATACCATGAAGAAACCGTTAGTGTTGCCATCAAATAATTCTGTTTCCAAATTTTTAAGCAATGCCTGATGGACTCTTGCCAGGTATTCCGCCGGAATTTCGCCACGAATTCTAATGAGATTGTCATAAACAAACATGTTCCCCGCATATGGCGATTTTTCTTTCTTGTTTTTTAAACCAGCATCATGAGCAAACTGATCAATTTCTTCTTCCGTTGGTTTCGTATTGATGTTTTGCGCTGTCGTTTCTGCAATTTTATTTGCCATACTCTCTGAGTCGTGTTTATTTATAGACGCACAGAAATACAATCCGGTAAACGCATCGCGCACATTACGAGCCATATTATCAGTGTCTTTTTTCGTTACCGATTCCAATTCAAGTTCGTTCAGACGATGACGAAGTGTGTGTGCTGCAATCTCCTGGATTGAAGGAGGTAAATCTTTAAATTCCATCGTCAACCTCATCAGTCAGTGTTTCTGGCTAACCAGCGACGCGCGCCAGCTTCAGTTTTAAACGTTTTGCTTTTGGTATACGTCATCGCGGTGAACGTACCGTCCTGGTTGGGAAACACGCCGCATACCAGAGATTCGTTGTTGCCAAGATTGAGCGTATCCATGTTGACCTCATTCCCCCTTAACGCCGGGTCGCGGAACTAAAAACCTGCTGCGCTGTTATACAAAGTGTTCCCGCCGTCATGTTCATACGCCTCGGGCTGGCTACTTAACCCCTGACCACTGCTTGGTAACTCGAAGTATTGCCCGGCGTTCTGTGGGGCGGGGTGGGTGGTTGGTGTATGTAATCTACAATTAAAAACTGTTTTGTGTCAACAGTTTTTAATTGTTGTTTTGGGCAAAAAAATCCCTCGAAAGAGGGAGTATGAAAATTGTTCAACTCAGATAGAGAAGGGAAATTGTCGCCGAGAATGTGTCACGCTTACAATCTCAATGCTTGAAGCAGCTACTCTGTACAGGATTATGTAGTTAGGGTGGGTCACGATCTCTCTCAATCCAGAAACCCGTTCGCTTGGTGGATATAAGTACGGATGCTCAGATAGAGGTAATACCGATGTTTCAATGCGTATTTTTAGTCTACGTGCTGCCGGTGGGTTCTCCTTGGCGATGTAAGTTATGATCTGGCGCAAATCATCGCGAGCAGACGGTAGCCATAAAATGGGTAACATTACTCGCTCTTGTTAGTTACAGCAATTTGAGCAATAAGATTTTCCATTTCAGCCATTACCTCGTCATGTGGAATTGCGGGGCGAGTGTCTGCAAGGCTTGACGTTACTTTAGTGCGCAACCATTCGTTGTAACTGTTTTCTTGTTCGGTAGTTTCGAATTCTGAAACTATCGGAGAAAGGGCTGTACCCATGGCATAACTCCTCTTCTTGTACTGTGGTCACGCCCGGCGGCTTTTTTGTGCCGCCAGCCACCTAGCAATGGTTTCTTCCATTGATTTTTTCTTGTCTTTGATTTCTTGAAGCATTTTTTCTTGGTCTTCCTCAGGAAACGCACTAAAAGCTTGGAGCAGTTCGCGTTGGCGAGGACCAATTTTCATCGTGTCAGGGGTGAAAATTTGCTCACACTCTTCAGGAGGCAATAAAAACCAATGCAATGGATGCCCTGAAACCTCAACCAGTTTATCCAAACTTGAGGCTTTAGGTGTAGCCTTACCGCTGACCCATTGTTGAACAGTTTGTTGTGTCACACCAATTCTACGGGCAAGCTCAGCCTGGCTCCATCCAGTTTCCTGAAGAAGCTTGCTGATTCTGTACATAGATACTTCTAGGGCGCTCATCATTATTCAATTTTACAGGTAAATACTGTTAAAAGCATCACAATAAAAAACTGTTGATTGCATACAGTTTTTTATTGTAGGCTTTGCTTATAGTTTTTAGAGGAGGGCAAAATGCTAGATAGCACTCGCGAAAAAATTAGGCAGAAATACACTCAGGCTGAAATAGGTCGTTATATGGGGGTCGCTCAACAGACTGTTTGGCAATGGTTTAGCTTTGGCGTTCCCCCAAAGCAGGTAATTCCGTTATGCCAACTAATGAAGTGGGAAGTTACCCCGCATGAAATCCGCCCAGATATTTATCCTAACCCAACCGACGGTTTACCTGTTGGATGTAAGGTTAACACATCAAATGCGCCGGAGTTGATTCATGAAAATCAAGCATGAACACATCCGCATGGCGATGAATGCCTGGGCGCATCCGGACGGCGAAAAAGTACCGGCTGCGAAAATTACCAAAGCGTATTTCGAGCTGGGAATGACGTTCCCGGAACTGTATGACGACAGCCATCCGGAAGCCATGGCTCGCAATACTCAGAAAATTTTCCGCTGGGTGGAGAAAGACACTCCTGATGCGGTTAAAAAAATTCAGGCGTTGTTACCAGCGATCGAAAAAGCGATGCCGCCTCCGCTGGTGGCCCGAATGCGCAGCCACAGTTCCGCTTATTTTCGGGAGTTGGTAGAGACGAAGGAACGGCTGGTGAAAGATATTGATGATTTCGTTGCATCAGCGATCGTTCTGTTCGATCAGATGAATCGTGGTGGCCCGGCAGGAAACACTCTGGCTGTGCATTAATTGGGTAATAAATATGAGTAATGACAAAAAATTGACACTGAGCGTTTACGAAAACAGTCCGCACATCTGGCGTGGCGGTTTATCTGATGTGGAGCTGGCAGAGTGGTTGATACATAAAGCTAATGCGCTGCTCTGGCGTTTGTCAGCCAGAGAACAGCGCAAGGAAACCAGAATAAAGCTGGCTGATGCAGAAGCGTGTGCCGGGCTTATTGAGGATTATACAAATCTTGGTATTTCTTCAGCAGAGAGTGATCCCATTCAGCCTCTGAGCAGGGAGTCAATCCAGCACGCTGGTTGTATGGCACATCTTGTAACTGCTCGTCAACATGAGGTGGGTATTGGATCACTTCCGGTGGGATATTCGCTGATTCCAGAGCTGGTTGAAGCAAGAAAATCAGTTCAGAAAAAGAGAGATGACGCACTTCAATTATTGAGAGAGCACTATGGCGCGATACCAGAATGCGAACAGCATCGATACCCTGAAGGTTATGAATGGATGCAGTCTCTTTTTGAAGTTCGCTAATCAATATGTCGAGACGAAGGTATGTTTCGGCGCGCAGCCAGGCTCTGTAATCCGGGAGCATTTCGGGGCTGTTACACCAGCGGTTTGTTGCTGCAACATTTAATACATGAGCCTGATAAAGGCTTTTCAAAAAATACATGTCGAACCTCCTCTGGTTCTGTCGATTGGGAACCACAGATTATATCCGGAGGAAGGTTCGGCACCAGATGAGGTAGCCATGCGTGATTACGCAAAAGTTTCTCCGCGATTCTGGCTGGGAGAAACGGGGAGAGAACTTAGAAAGGCGGGTGCAGAAGCGCAAGTTGTTGCTTTTTACCTGATGACATCCCCTCACGCAAATATGCTGGGTTTGTATTACCTGCCAGTTTTATACCTTGCTCATGAAACCGGGCTTGGTCTGGAAGGGGCTTCAAAGGGGCTTAAAAGGGCTGTTGAAGCTGGTTTTTGTAGCTATGACCATGATGCAGAGATGGTCTGGGTCCATGAAATGGCAGCCTGGCAGGTTGGGGAAACGTTGAAGCCTGGCGATAACCGTTGTGCAGGTGTCAGGAATGAGTATGCATCATTACCTGAAAACGCTTTTCTGTCAGTGTTTTACGACAGATATAAAACGGATTTCCATCTGGATGTGAGGCGGAATAATAGCCGAAATTCGGTAAGGGGCTTCGAAGGGGCTTTTAAGGGGCTTCGAAGCCAAGAACAGGAACAGGAGCAGGAGAAAGAACAGGAACAGGACAAAAACACTATGGTTCATGGCAAAAAAAACACCACGAACCAGGCAGGGGATGTTCAGACCGTCAATCCTGGTCAGCCAGCAGGCACGACACCGGAAGCCGATTCAGCGTATGCGCTGAAAGCCGATTCGGGCGCTGTGCAGCAGGTGATGACCGCAAGGCCGAAGCAATCACACCAACTGCAGCAGCCTGAAGCCGATTCCGCCATTCAGCGGGAAGCCGATCGGGTAGTCCCGGAAAACACCGGGCTGTCTGTGGGACGAGTGGATTATCCGGATGTGTTCGAACAGGTCTGGCGGGAGTACCCGTTGCGTGCCGGAGCAAACCCGAAGAAATCCGCATTCAGTGTCTGGAAGGCCAGATTGCGCGAGGGGGTGCCACCAGAGACCATGCTGGATGGTGTGAGGCGTTACGCGAGATACCTGGCGGCGACCGGGAAAGCGGGAACGGAATTTGTTCAGCGAGCGACGACGTTTTTTGGGCCGGACCGGAATTTTGAAAACCCCTGGTTGCTCCCGGTAAGCGGCACGAACAACCAGCGTTGTGTGAATCATATTTCTGAACCGGATACCGAAATTCCGCCGGGATTCAGGGGGTGATGTGGCATGAAAAACATTGCGGCAGCCGGGGTTCTTGAACGTATTCGCAGACTTGCACCACCGGCGTCGGTTCCACCGTACCGGACGGTGGAGGAGTGGCGGGAATGGCAACTTGCTGAAGGACGAAAACGCAGCGAGGAGATTAACCGCCAGAATCACCAGTTGCGGGTGGAAAAAATCCTGAATCGTTCGGGCATCCAGCCTCTGCACAGCAAATGCTCGTTTGCGAATTATCAGGTGCAGAACGACGGGCAAAAATACGCGCTGAGCCAGGCCAAATCCATAGCTGACGAACTGATGACCGGGTGCACGAATTTTGTGTTCAGCGGTAAAACCGGCACCGGGAAAAATCACCTTGCAGCGGCGATGGGTAACCGGCTGATGGCGAAGGGGCGCAGCGTGATTATCGTCACCGTGTCTGATGTCATGAGCGTGTTGCATGACAGCTACGACAACGGCAAATCCGGGGAAAAATTTTTACAGGAGCTTTGCAGTGTTGATTTGCTGGTCCTGGATGAAATAGGCGTTCAGCGGGAGACGAAAAACGAGCAGGTGGTATTACACCAGATAATTGATCGCCGGACAGCATCACTGTGCAGTGTCGGGATGTTAACAAACCTGAATCATGCCGCAATGAGTACGCTTCTTGGTGAGAGGATTATGGACCGCATGACCATGAACGGTGGTCGATGGGTGACGTTTAACTGGGATAGCTGGCGTCCAAATGTCAGCAATATGAGGGTTGTGAAGTAATTTTGTCCGGAGGAAATTTTAATGGAAACCGTATCTGACGCACTGAAAGCACTGAAAAAAGCCTCTTCACATGTGGTGGCAGCTCGCCTTGGAATCAGTCGTGAAGAGGCTGTCAACGAGCTGTGGGAACTCAAAAGAAATGGCGTCGTTGATAAAACTGGTCACACCTGGTTTCTGGCTGGCGAAGGTGAATCCCGGGTAACCGAAGAGCGGCCAGTAAAATCTGAAGCACAGGATATGCTGACCGGGGAGGTCGAACAAAAAGTTACCGCAGACATGATGATTGAGTTTATCGGTCAGGATGGGGCTAAAACGTGTGAGGAACTGGCGGGTAAGTTCGGTGTCAGTACTCGCAAGGTTGCTTCCACGCTGGCGGTGGTAACCGCAACGGGGCGGCTGGCACGCGTTAATCAGAACGGTAAATTTCGTTACTGCATGCCGGGCGATAATTTACCAGCAGAGCCGAAAGCCGCGCTGGTAACGGAAAGTGATGGTAAGGCCTTTCCTCAGCCAGCAGGTGCTGCGTTACCAGTCCGGGAAGCCGCAACACAGGAAGAAATTAAAACAGAAACTGTGGCGGACATTGTGCAGCCGTTGCCATCGTTTACCGAAACGCAAGCAGATGAGCTGATTTTTCCGTCCCTTCGCAGGGCAAACCTGGCGCTGCGCAGGGCGAAAAGTGATGTTCAGAAGTGGGAGCGAGTCTGCGCCGCGCTGCGGGAGCTGAACAAGCACCGGGATATTGTTCGACAGATTACTGATTCTTCCCGCCGTGTTGTATCGGAAAAGTGATTGCCGGAGGCGCTTATGGCAAAAGTATTTACACAGGAAGAGCGGGAAAAAATTAAAGGGCAGGTTGTTGAGCTAGTACGCCGGAGTGGGCGCGAGACGTTACGGCAACTGGAAGCCAAGACAGGTGCGACAAGATATCTGATGAGCGTTCTTGCCAGAGAGCTGGTTGCCAGTGGCGATGTATACAACTCTGGTTACGGGTTATTCCCATCTGAACAGGCTCGTAAGGACTGGCAAAACGCCCGCAAAAAACTATCGAGGGCAAAACTGAAGAAACCGGTTGTGGTTGATCCTGACCTTATCTGGTCATTACCAGACGGAGAAATACGCCGCTATGACAGGCAATTGAACATAATTTGTAGTGAGTGCCGTAACAGTGAAGTGATGCAGCGAGTTTTGATATTTTACACAGGAGTAATGATGGAATAGTGAAAATAACATGAAACCTTTGGATTCTGGTGTTTCAGTGGATGGGAAAAGAGCAGATACATAGAAAATGAATAGCAATAATTCACAGTCTGGATGTTGTTTGTATGCTTATAAAATGATCCTAGTATGCATTGCCGGAGTTGAATCAGCTCCAATGAAGAAACTGAGAGGAGTATTTAGAAGATAGCTAAATGGATGTAATTATTAGTATCTAAAAAATAGTATTTTTGAAATGGGTCTAAGAACACAACAATGTACAAATGAGAAGTTATCTTTTAATATGTTCAAAGACCCATTAGGATTGATATCAGTTATGTTAGCTAGATTGATAAAGTGATTACATATTTTCTGTTATATGCTGAAATGAATAATGCTATTCCAGAGTGCAGCAGAGAAAGTCTCCTGATGATTGAGCTCTGGAAATTGTACAATAGAAAAATTACTGTATTTTTCTGTCAAAATATTTCTCAAAACAGATTCCGCTTTGATGGCTTCAGGATATAAAGATGCGGAGTAATCAAGGCTAAGATTTCCGTTAAGCAAGCATATACTTTTAGTGTGCTTTGATTCTGATATATCATCTTTAATTATCTTGATGATTCTTTCATTCTGCCATAGAAGTGATGGTGCAGATATATAATAATAGTTAAAGCATGAATTATTTTTTAAGCAATCAAGCACAAAAATAGCACCTAGCGAGTGCCCCCATATACCGATTCTGGAACTGTTCGGAGCAATAGTACTAACCCATGGCATGATCTGAGTTAGTAATAATTCTCGGAAAGACTGGCTTCCTCCACCAGTAAAGTAGATCCATGCTGGTTTAGAGTTATCAACAATAGCATTTTCACCATCAGGAGTATAATCGTAAGCACGGCGATGAATGCTAAGGTTATTCCAAGATTCATAACCAAGTGTAACTAACACTGGTGGATTGGGTAGTGCATCAATAACAGGCAGAATATCAGAAATGTAATTGTTGGCACTATTCCCATCAAGTATATAAAGAGTTGCATTATTTTTTTTAATGTTTTTTGGAGTAAAAATACATATTTTATATTTGGTGTCATGGTTAATTGAGTTAAATATGCGTGTTTGACAATGAATGTCCATATGTTTAGTCATGCGTTCTCCCCATGAGCATTAAAGGATGCTTAAGATATGCTATGTCACTGATAAAAAATTTGTTGTGTGTGTTTAGTTATTTTATCTACCTCCATTATGATTTAAGACTGATATATGTTATCAGCAAAGGTACATCGTTATTATTTTACCTGTCAATACATTTGATATTGATTATCGTTTACATCGCTTGCTTAGGAAATTGAAGGCAGGTAACTATCATGTCAATGAACTAACCCACAGTCTAACGTACTTCTTTCCCCAATCACCAACAACCAAATTCCTGTTATCACCACTGGGATTTTGGCGCAACTTCATGGTGCAGAGGTAAATAGCATCAAGCAAAATCTCTTTTTCCGTTGTTGTCCTTATGGGACGTCTGTCTTTCTGACCGATTTCATATTGGCGAGGTAATGGGAAGTTAAGTAGAATAGCTGCGGGTGCTTGAGGCTATCTGCCTCGGGCATGAACACCAACGGCAGATAGAGAAAAGCCCCAGTTAACATTACGCGTCCTGCAAGACGCTTAACATTAATCTGAGGCTCAATCTATGAACGGCAAATCTAGGTTAGCCTCTTACGTGCCGAAAGGCAAGGAGAAGCAGGCTATGAAGCAGCAAAAGGCGATGTTAATCGCCCTGATCGTCATCTGTTTAACCGTCATAGTGACGGCACTGGTAACGAGGAAAGACCTCTGCGAGGTACGAATCCGAACCGGCCAGACGGAGGTCGCTGTCTTCACAGCTTACGAACCTGAGGAGTAAGAGACCAGGCGGGGGAGAAATCCCTCGCCACCTCTGATGAATCAGGCATCCTCAACGCACCCGCACTTAACCCGCTTCGGCGGGTTTTGTTTTTTCCTGGCATTCTGGTTTACAATTCGCACGCCAGCCTGAACAACTGGCACCTGCTGCGCCAGCAGAGACAACCGATGGCGCACGATACCAAATTATACAATTCTGATGATTCTGCCGTCTTTGCCAGCAGGCGCGGACGGTGTTTTCACGCATTCAAATCTGACTGGTACCAGCATCCCCCATGCACTGAAGAACAGGCCGAATGGCTCATTCAGTGTTACCGCAGGCGCGGATGCGAGGTTAAAAAAGCCCTTAGCCTCGACTACCGTCACTGGATAATCTCCGTCAGGCTCCCTTACTCCGAACGGCCACCGCGTCCGTCCCGCACATTCCAGCAACGGATCTGGAGGTAATGTGCGGGTATTACTTCGACCTGTTCTGGTACCGGAACTCGGTCTGGTTATCGTTAAGCCAGGCCGTGAATCCATGCGGGTATTTCATGGCGGCAGGGTGCTGGTGGAGTCTGAACCGAAAAGCATGCGTAATCTGCCGTCCGGGGTCGTTCCTGCCGTTCGCCAGCCGCTGGCGGAAGATAAATCATTACTGCCATTTTTCAGCAATGAGCGTGTGATTCGTGCTGCTGGTGGCGCTGGTGCACTGTCTGACTGGTTATTACGTCACGTTAAATCCTGCCAGTGGCCTCATGGTGATTACCACCACAGCGAAACCGTCATACATCGTTACGGTACCGGCGCGATGGTGTTGTGCTGGCACTGCGACAACCAGCTGCGCGACCAGACATCCGAATCACTTGAGCAACTTGCTCAACAAAACCTGTCAGCATGGATGATTGACGTCATCCGCCACGCAATGAATGGCACACAGGAACGGGAATTATCGCTGGCTGAATTATCCTGGTGGGCAGTCTGCAATCAGGTGGTGGACGCATTACCTGAGGCAGTATCGCGTCGTTCTCTGGGATTACCGGCGGAAAAAATCCGCTCCGTATAACGTGAAAGCGACATCATACCGGGAGAAAAGACCGCCACCAGCATACTGAAGCAGCGCACAAAAAATATTGCGCTACCGCCTCACACCCCCCAGCCACAGAACCCACCACAGGAAAAGACGGTGGTCAGCATTCCCGTTGAACCGGAATCTCCGGAATCCTTC